GGGCCCAGCTGCAGAACAGCATGATCGACGTTCTCAATCCCGAGAACCTGATTGGTCACGACATCTTCGACAACGAGGCGCGCAACCACCACCACGTCCACGACAACGCCTACAGCTACGAGATGGCCATCCGAGGCCGCGACAGCGTGGAGGAGGAAGTCGAGCAGTGCGGTCAGTTCCTGCTGACCGCCGTCATGTCGGGCAATCCGTTGGCGGGTACAGCCACGGTCGACGGCCGGACCTTCATCGTCGCCGAGGGCAACCACGACATCGCTCTGGAGAAGTACGCTCGCGAGGGGCGCTACCGGAACGACGGCAAGAACGTCCGCTTCGGCATGCAGCTCGAAGACGCCTATCTGGACTATGTCGAGCGGCGTTCGATCGCCATCGACAACGACCGGCCGGTGCCGCGCTTCTCGATGCTGGAGCACGCCATCCGCCTGAAATATCCGCAGCTAGGGGAGCGGGTGGTCTGGTGCCATGACGGCTACAGCCACCTGATCGACGGCATCGAGGTCGGCAACCACGGCTTCCGCGGCGCGAACGGCGCCAAGGGAACGGTGGCAGGCTTCGCGCGGGCAGGGCGCAAGATGTCGATCGGCGACAAGCACAGCCCCGAGATCATGGAGGGCGTGTATGTGGCCGGCGTCATCAACCTGCGCCACGGCTACAACAAGGGCCTGTCGGGTTGGGCGGTCACCGTGATCATCCAGTATCCGGACGGCAAGCGTTCGCTGCTGACCCTGCAGAAGGGCAAGTGGCGGCCGGGAAGGCGCGTCGTGCGCGTGCCGGCGCCGTCTCTCGCTGCCTGATCGTTTGCTTGAATGCAAAAGGAGAAATGCATGAAGCCACTGGTCTACTTGGGAGGCCCGATCTCCGGGCTCGACTACGACGGCGCCACCGACTGGAGGGTGCGCGCCGACAACCTGCTGAGCCCGCACGGGATCAAGACGCTCAACCCGCTCCGGTACCAGGAGCATCTGCGTCGCGTTGGCAAGTTCACGAACGCCGCGCACGAGACCGCGCGTCTCGAGTCGCCGATGTCCATGCCGAAAGGTCTGACGATCCGCGACAAGTGGGACGCCAAGCGCTGCAGCGTCCTGCTCGTGAACTTCCTTGGTGCCACGACCGTCTCGATCGGCACCGTCCTGGAGATCGGCTGGGCCGAGGACGCAGGCAACCCGGTCGTCGTCGCGATGGAGCCGGAAGGCAATCCGCACGAGCACGCGATGCTCAACCACTGCATCGGCTTCCGCGTCACCACGCTGTGGGACGCCTGCGACGTCACTCGGCAGCTGCTTGCCTGCTGATTTGCTTGAATTGAAACGAGGAGAAGAAGACAAATGACGGTAGTAGGACTCTCAGGCTTCGCGCAGTCGGGCAAGACCACGGCGGCTCTGTACCTGGAGAAGAAGTACGGCATCCGCCGCAAGCACATCGCCGAGCCGCTGCGGGCCATGCTCGCCGTGCTGCTCCAGGCGAACGGCATGAAGTCTGACGAGATCACCGAGTATCTGGAGGGGTCCAAGAAGGAACAGGTCATCCCGTGCCTCGGCGTCACCTCGCGCTACGCGCAGATCACGATCGGCACGGAGTGGGGGCGTGAGCTGATCAGCCAGGATCTGTGGTCCAATACATGGGCTGCCGGCGTGGCTGATGGCGAGAGCGTGATGAACGACTCCGTGCGCTTCCCGAACGAGGCGGCTGCTATCCGAGGTCTGGGCGGCGTGGTCATCATGATCAAGCGCCCTGGCACGCGGCCGGCGAAGTTCAAGCATAAGCTGGGCGAGTTCCTGTACGACAAGTTCGGCATCATGTGGGGCGTGCATCCCAGCGAGCGCATCGACCTGATCAAGCCGGATTTCATCATCCACAACGATGCGGATGTTCAGACGTTGTACGCCGATCTGGACAAGGCCATGGCGGAGCATTTCAGCCGGGTGCAAAAGACGAGCTTCGCCAACTCGAAGAAGGCGGTCATCGCAGCTACGGGTCTCGCGCTCGCCACCGGGTTCAGCCGCTAATGGCTGGGCTCGGGCTCCGTTGGAAGCATGACGACCGGCCGCAGCGCTATGGGTGGGCTCCAGGCGAGTACATCCATGGCCGCTGCGTCGGCCAGCTGTGCCGGGAGCTGGAGGATTCCAGCTTCATCGGCGCCAAGCGGGCGATCATCTGCGCCGACTGCGCCTACGCGATGCCTGACGAGGTACCAGCTCCCGTGAAGGAGAAGCTGGACAGGAAGGGGTTGCTGCTGGAGCTTCAGGCGGCACTCGTGGACATGGACACCATGATCCACCAGGGTAAAGACGCCGACGAGTCGTGGACGATCTTCAGGTCTCACACCTTGAAGTACGCAGCCAAGCGCCGTGAGGCCGCAGCGATCCTGAAGCAGCTGCTAGACGAAAGTTAGACGATCATCTGTGCATGATGATCGTAAGGATGTTGATGCTCACCTGAACCAAGAACTTCCAGTTGCGGGAAACGAAGCGGCGGGCTTTCAGAAGGGTCTTCAAGGCAAGCTCCATCGTGGCGCGAGACGACATCGCGCAGGATTGACAGGGTGCCTGGAGATGGGTGAGAACCCTCAACGTTGCGGAGGAGAGTCATAAGACTCACCACCAGGCGATAGGCAACGCTCGGCAAAAGCGTTGTCTATCGCTCGTATGTTGTTCGGCAGGGTCGCGCAAGGTGGCGCGTGACCTGTTCATAACTCCCCAATTTCTTGGTTTCGGGTAGTTTCTTCAGGCGCTTGGCCTGTGGACAGTCCACGAATCGTGAAAAACTTTGCGGGGATAACTGGTGGCTAATGCTGACGTTTGCTCGCAGCCTCAGCCGGACGGGCATCGGTGCGATAGAACGTCTGTGAGGCTGGATGCCATGTGTCCGGATCAAGGACATTCCTGAGTGCCTGCTGGGCGCCGTGAAGCGCTGCCCGGTCTTCGTCCGATAGTTGGTCGTCCGCGAGCAGCGCCTCGATCTCAAGGATCTCAGCTTCGATCCTATCCCGATCAGACATATGCAGACGGAGCGGTGACCTGAGGCTTGACCGCGCGGACGCCTGTCCGGTCGTGGCGGCCACCGTGAGCCTCAACGACCTCGCGCACCACCTTGCCGAACAGGCGGCGCATCCCGTGAGACAGCACACCGAAGCGGTCGGTGATCAGTGTGTCGAGGGAGTGCAGGGGAGAACGGTTAAGGCGGTTGGACGCCATGATGGTCTCCAGCGGGGCGGGCTCTTCGAGGAAGGAACGGATCGTGGCAACGTCTGGCATTGGGGAATCTCCGGTTGACGGGGCGCTGGACATACACCCTTTGACGGAGCCGGCAAGGGGTATTTGGACCTGACCCCCCACCGTTTGGTCATGCCGATCACGCTGAAGTCCTAGTGCGTTCAGCGCGCAACCAGTTCGTCCGGGTCCATTCCGTAACGCTGGACCAGCTCTTTCGCCATGGTCGACCCCAGGCAGAAGGCGCACATAACCGCCACCCACCTGGGATGCTTCACGCCCTTGCGGACTTGCGTGTCGCGGGCGTTCCGCACCGCGCGCCCGAGCAGAGCATCGTCTGTCGGCGTCGTCATGGGAAGCGGCTCCCAGGCTGGAAGTCATCCCCCTTGACGTCGACGAACCGCATCTCGGCATCCGGATAGTGCTTGGCGATGACCGCGGTGACAGCATCCTCGCTCTCGGCATCGATCACGGCGCAGAGCGACAGGTCGGTTCGATCGTTCTCCTCGCCGTCCACGTCGTCCCGGCAGCGCTGCCCGCTCGTCCAGAATTTGAACGGCGGCTTCGTGCAGCCCTCGTCCTCGTAGTTCCCGCTCCACCAGCTCGCCCAGTGTCTCGGCATCAATAGTCTCCGTTGTCGATGACGTGGCACTCTGCCTTGTCGAGCGGGAAGTCGCGGATCAGGCGGATGTCGGTAGCGGGCAGCTGCTGCTCGACCATCTTGAACTTGGTCAGCGCGAGGGCGCGCTCCTCGTTCTCAGCGACGACGATCGATGTCCCACCCAAGAAGCTGCCATGGTGGCTGACCTCGTAGACGTTCATCTGTGGTTTGGCATCGCGGGTGACGCTGTAGCCCTGCATCTGCAGGATCTTGATCACGTCGCAGAGGGGATAGCCGTAGAAGGTCTTTCTGTGTTCGTTGCTCATGGGTCTCACAGTTTAACGATGTCGCCGTTGCAGACGACGGTCAGCCACTCGTATGGCTCGGCGAAATAGGGGTGGTCGTAGTAGAGCTTGCCGCAGTGCTTGCAGATCACGTCGCCGCCCGCGCGGTACATGTCGCACCGCTCGATGCGGTCGAGCTGCTCGGCAGTGGGAACAGGGCGCGGGCGGAATGGCATTCAATCCTCCAGGTTCTTGACCAGCTCCCGCACGTCGACGGGAGCCTTCTTCGTTCGCACCGGGCCATCGCCCTTGTCTCCGGCAGCGCGGCGGCGCGCGACCTCGTCCATCGCCTTGTTGATCTCGGCGCACAGCTCCTCCTTCGTGAAGGTCCCGTCCCCCGGGGTGATCTTGAAGTTGCGAAGCTTCCGAGTCGGATCGTTGAAGAGGCGATCCATCAGGCGCTGTTGCTCTGGCCCCATCACTGCCCCTCTCGGTCGGCGAACCACTTCTTGATGAAGGCATTGAGCTTCGGCGCTGTGGCGTGCAGCCGGGAGAGCCCGGTGCCGATGCCGTCCGTGGGCACAACGACCACCTGGCCCTCGTCGAGCACCTTCTGGATCTCGTTGAGGTCGCGCATGACGATCACCTGGCATTCGATGCTGTCGTCGAAGAATGCGCCAGTAGCCATGCTGGGCATCCATTTGGTGGCGACGCCGATCGCGTTGGGCTCACCGCGCATCTGCGCTGCCTGGCCGCCGTAGCCGCGGCGTTCGACGTTGTCCCCGAAGACGTAGAACCTGTTCGGGTTAGCCTTCAGATCTTCACGGGTGATCCACTTCTGTCTCGTGATCGGCATCAGACTCCCTCCTCGATAGTGACTTTGTTGACGGCTCCTGGCTGCTCGAACTCCGGGACGATGATCGCCTCGTAGCGGAGCATGCTGACGATCAGCGGCCAGCTCGGTGCGTCCTTGGAGCGGATCGGCGCCGGCACGACCTCGCGCCAGGTGGGCCAGCGCTCCCAATTGTTCGCTCCGTGTGGCTCCAGCAGGCCTGCCCAGTCCGGGATCTCTTCCGGCCGCAGCAGCCCCGGGGGCGTGACGAAGTAGAACTGGTCCGAGAACAGTCGCGCGCCGCGCTGCTTGAGCGGCTGCTTCATGTCCTTCTGGAAGTCAGCTCGCGAGACCTTGATCTCGTAGCTCGTGGCAGGGCAGCCCTTGGTGGCTGCGGCTTCGATGACCCACAGGTCGATCGAGCGGTCTGCACCGCCCGCGTACCCGCACCCGATGCGCAGTTCCTGGCGCGCGACGGCGCCAGGTTTGTGCCTGCGAAGGAGTCCGTTCCGAAGCATCTCGGTCGTGAACTTCAGCACTGCGGGCTCCTCAGGTCGGGGAGACCCAGGCGCGGATGCGGCTGCGGGAATAGACCGCCTCGCGCACACGGTTGCCGTGGTTGCCGCTGATGACGATGGGATCGCCCTTCGCCGTGAAGCCGGAGACGACTCCGACGTGTCCGCCACCGCGGCGGCCCATGGTCACGACGGCGCCGACCTGCGGAGCGATGCGGCGATGGTTCTCCCAGGAGAGAGCGCGGTCATCGACGTCCTGCGCTCCGGTGACCTTCCGGAGGAATGCCGAGCACCACAGGGTGCTGCGAACGCCAACCTCACGGGCGGACTCGCCGATGAACGAGCGAGCGCGATCGACCACGCCGACGCCTGCGCTGACGCCGCTCTGGAAGCTGCTCTGGAAGCCGCCGAAGAACGACTGCTCCTGGGGAGCGGTGACGTTGATCTTGGCCACGCGAGCGTGGTGATGATGATGGTGATGCCTTGGACGTGCTTCAGCAGCCGAAAAAGACAAAGCGATGATCGCGGCGCCGACGAGCGCCGTGCTCAGGGTTCTCATTTTTGGTAGCTCCGTTTGAGGGTGTAGGTCAGACCGCGGCGTTGCGTGCGGCGATCCGTTGACGGTCGGCTTCGACCGCGGCGTAGGTGGGTGCGCGGGTCCACTCGTCATCGTTCTCGATGGCGAATGCCTCCTGCACCCGGGAGATGAAGAAGCGCGCTGCCTCTTCACCCATGTCTGCGAGGACGGTGCCCCCGAAGACCATTCTGAATTTGAGTTCGGACTTCTGGCCCTCGCGCTCGATCTTCGTGGCTGCGAAGCCGATCGGGCCGGCGCGAACGACGCTGATGTTCGTGATCTTTGCGGTGATGTTCTGGGTCATGCTGCGATCTCCTGCTGGGGGTTGAACTTCGAGGTTTCGTTGCCCCAGGAGTCCCAGCCGGGACGCTGCTCGCGGCTGAAGATGTCGGCCATCGGATACGGGCCGGCCATCTTCTCGGCCTCGACGTAGCCCTCGTCGGGCTTGCGCGAGTGCTCGCGGCGCGGGGAAAGGATTGCGGAGCGGATGTTGCGGGCGTGGATCTTCGGCTTGCCGACCTTCCCGATCAGGAATGGCTCATGGCAGTTGCGCAGCGCGTAGCCGGTGCCGAAGGTCGGCTTCTCGCCGTCCTTGGTCATCTTCACCCAGACGCCCTGGGTTACGTACTTGACGTTCCATCTGTCGAAGCAGGCGCGAGCCTGGTCGTACATCGGCGCGGTGGCGTAGAGCCAAACCCACATGCCGTCGCGATGCGCCAGCTCCTCGATCGGCATCTTGAAGATGTCGTCGAGAGTCATCGTGTCGTAGTGCTGCTCGGCGGACTTGCCTTTGCCCTTGGCCGAGTAGGTCTTGAACGCCCACGGCGGATCGATCTTGGCGAGGCCGTAGTGTCTGCGCTTCAAGGGATGGAGTGCGAAGTTATCGTTCATCTGCTCACATTTGCATTCAAGCAAACGACAGGACACACGTATCCCGTCGATGCTGATGGGGTTACTTCACCAGGTCGGCGAAGGTCTTGTTGATCCGATCGATGCGGGCGACGTTGCAGTCGTAGCACCACGCGCCCCAGTGGGTTTTGCGGCAGGACGCCTTGCACTGGAGGCAACTCGTGAGCTTGCCGGTCTTGTAGTTCTCGCGGTCGCGCCACGGCTCGATCGGGCGCTCCTGCTTTGCCTTCAGGTTCTTGTCGGACGGGAACATCAGCACGGCCTCACTTCGATCTCGATCTCGCGGCCGACGTAGAACGCTCGCTTGTTCCGATCTGTCATCGGCACATTGACGAGGATGCTCATGAACGGCTGCCACTCAGCGGCGCCGCGCGCCTTGCCCTGAGCGGTGACTGCGAGTTTGTCGCCCCTGTCGCTGGCTTCCAGTACGTGTGCGTTGATCTTCAAAGCGATATTCTCCGGGGTGGATGGGGATCGGCTCGGTCTTCTCGAAGCAGGCCATGTCGATGCCCTGCCTTTCGGCTTCGTCGTAGAGCGACGGGGATATGAAGATGGGCGTCAGCGCCATTTCTTCGCCTCGTCGAGCAGGCGCTTGTCGATGACCTCGTCGTCCGTCTTCGCGAGGATCGCCTGAACCAGCACGCCGTCTGGCAGAGTGGACTGGCACGGCTGCTTCTTGTCCGGACGCTTGCAGGAGGGCTGCGTCAGCTTCTCCCGGACCACGAACATCTCGCGGTCGGGCCCGAAGCGCTCGATCAGGCCCTCCTTGCTGAGGCGGCCCTCACGATCACACTTCGAGCACTGCACGCGGACGTATGGCAGCGGCCAGTCGCCGAGTTTCATTGCCCCTCCGCGGTGCTGATCAGAGCCCAGTCAACGCCGGCCTCGTCGTAGAGCTGCCCAGCGTCCCGCACCGAGGCGGCCCAGCGCTCCTTCAGATGGTCTGGCAGCTCCGGGGCGACGACGCGCTTGATCCCAGCCTGGATGACATGGAGAGAGCAGCGCTTGCAGGTGATGAAAGGCCAAGTGTAGAGCGTGTAGCCGTGCAGCGGCTCGCGGGCGGTCAGGATGGCGTTGATCTCGCCATGAACGACCAGGTCGTACTTGACCTCGCGGTTGTTCAGCCGCTCGTCCGTGTCAGCTATGCCGCGGGGAAAGCCGTTGTAGCCGAAGGACGCCATGGTCATGTCCGGGCGCACGATGACGGCGCCGACCTTGGTGCTCGGGTCTTTCGAGGCGGCCGAGACGGCCTGCGCGACGTTGAGGAAGTAGCGGTCCCAGCGCGCCTGCCGGAGGTCCGCGGGTTCCAGCTCCTCGGTGCGCTGCTTCATCCAGGTAGCTACACCGGAGTTTGCAACTCGGGTTAACAATATGTCAGCGGCTCTGACCAATCCGAGGGCAGCCAGGCGGGCAAGAACACCGGGAAATACTGGCAGAACCTGCGATTTGGAACCGGCTGACATCGACACTCCATTTGCTTTCCAGATTTGCATTAAGGCAAATCCAACGTGATGTCTAGGGGGTCGGTATGGTTTCTGCGAAATGAACAGATCTTCAGGAATTAACGGGAAACTCGGGAAAAACCGGGCAAAAGTTCCTCCTGAGTTAATGGCGCCACCGTAGTTCTGCGGAGGCTTCACTCGCTTGCATTGTGATGCAAATGGCATTAGCAGTTCTGGCTATGGGAACGGCCTGCGGTAAGGCCGCAATGAGAAATTAGAAAATGAAAGCGTCCTTCGACTACCGCTCATACGTCGTTAGCCACGACGGGAGCGCCTTCACTGCCGTCTCCGCCGATGGGGAATCCTTCCAGCTCAGATCCAAGAACATGCTCCGCGTGACCAGGGCGATCGACACACTCTGGAACGCCCTCGAAGGTAAGATCTCAATGCCCGCCTGGCTCTCGCTTCCCGACGAGATCATCGACATCGATGTCGCCAGCACTGACATGCTTGTCGTCGACCAAGCCGTCAGCTCTCTCCCGATCGCGCCCGTCTTCGCGCCGATCCAGGCCGCCGCGTGAGGTGTGCCATGACAACCATCTATCGGAACTACGAGGTCTCCAAACTGAACGACACGTTCGTCGGCCAGTCCGAGGATGACGAGAGCCTGCTGATCTCCCGCAGCTACTCACGCCTGACCACAGGCATTGATCAGATGTGGGACTGCCTCGACCGAGGTGGCTCACCAGCCTGGTTCTCGGGCAGCAGCGCGATCGACCTGGATGAGGTTAGTCTCGACGCATCAGGTGGCCCGGAAGCCGTTGCATCGGAAACTGATCCTCCTGCCAACGAGTGGAAAATTCCGTACTGGCTGTTCGGCTGTGCGGCTCTCGGCATCTCCGCACCCATCGCCTTCGCGATGGACTTTCTTAGGGTCGATGCGCGGATCGACGTCATCATGACTCTCGGGGTCTGCGCTGTCGCCCTTGCATTCGGCCGGAACTATGCGCTGATCGCCGCGGGCATCGCCACCATCATCACCAACTTCTTCGCCGTCGAGCCATTGTTCCATTTCTCCTGGCCGACCATCAGCGAGCTTTGGAATGGAGTCATCGACTTCGGCGTAGCCGTGATCATCCCTCAGCTGGTCAAGGAAGAAGTGCGCTTTCGACGGTGGCTGGAATGATCCCGTAGGCCAGGCATCGCTTGGCCATGTCTGCCGTGCCTGTTCCTCCTGTACATCCGATAGCGAACTGCGGGCGCCCCTCCCGCAGCATCTGCTCATTGCGAACATGGCCGGCGAGCGCATCGTAGAGCTTGCCGCGCTTGTTCTTCCTGACGACCGCTCCAGGCTGATCGATGTTGTCCCAGTCGGCGGGGTATGGGTCGACCTCGACATTCCTATCCTCAGCCCATTGCCGGCCCAGCCTGTCGGCTCCCGACGCTTCCCCCTCAACGATGCAGGTGATCTTCCTGCGCGCATGGACGGCGTCGAGAGCGCGATACAGAGCGGTTCTGTTGGCATAGTCCCGGCCGCCGAACACGAGCACCCGGAAGTTCGCCTTCAGCAGGATCGAGTCGCCGTGGCAGCGGTGCGGAGCACAGTAGCAGGTCAGATCCTTGCCGGCGTAGCCCGACACGTCCAGCGTCGGCAGCACCTCGCATTCGAATCGATTGCAGACGTGGTCCCGGTCGCCGTCTTCTCCGATGACGAACGGGTTGCCGCAATAGGAACCGCGCCCGATGTAGATGTTCCCACGGGGCGCGTCCTTGTGGTGGATGTTGTAGACTCTAGGTGCAGGCATCCGGTCAGCGCTTCATGTCGCAGTAGTAATTGACTCCGTTCAGCTCGAAGTCGGCGGCGCCCTGCGTGGCGGTGCAGAAGTCGAACCCGACGCCGTCCTTCTCGGCGTGCCAGCCGTACCGGCCGCAGTCCTCCCGCACCTTGATGCTGTAGGTGACACCCTTCCAGGTCAGTGTGTTCTTCGTCTCGTCGATCGTCACAGGCAGCTTGCGGCCCTTGTCCTTGCACATGTAGGTGTAGTCGGGCGCCGCCTCGGCTTGGGTGATCCCAAGGGCAAGGGCGATCAGCAGCAGTTTCTTCATCGTTAAGCTCCAAGCTCATTCTTCATCCAGCTGAGCTGTTCGCCCATCTGGAGTCCCTGCATGGGGACTTTGACGTTTTCAAATCGAGAGTGCAGTTGCGTCAAGAGGAACTCGCGGTATCTCTCGCCAGCCAACACGAACGCGCGGTCGCCGCGGAGGCCCAGCTCGTCGATCTGTCCTTCGACTCGCGACGCCCACCGCCTGCGGTCCTTGATCCCCATCCGGTTGAGCGTCGTCTCGTAGGGCTCGACCAAGGTGCTCGGCGAGAGCAGGCCGTGTTCCGCCGAGAGGATGAACCAGCGCTCCGAGTTGCGTCGGGCCCACTCCCGCGCCTTCTGGAACCAGGGAGAGATGTAGAGGTGCTCTGCCAGCTCGGCGGTCGTCGACTTGGTCTTCACGCAGGATACGAACGCGACCCTCATTTCCTCCTCACCCCCATCATGATGTCGAGCACACTCTGGCGTCGCTGATAGCCTTCCCCGCGCTGACCAGGCGGGGTCGTGTCCACGTCAACGTCAGACGTTGAGGCTGGAAGTTTTCCTTCGTACGCCTTGATCCACGCCAGCACCTCGTCGGTCGGCACAACGAGCTGGGCTTGACCATTTGATGCCCGAGAAGGTTTCCCACTTTTGGGATACCAGGCCCGGCCGCCCCACGGATCACCCTGCTGAAGGTAGATCCTCCCGATCTTCGGATTGGTGTCGGTGACCGTGTCGACCTGGTAATGCAGAAAATGCCCTCGCGTGTCCCGGATCACCGCGATGTCGCCTGGCTTGACGTTCCGGTAGTAGGCCTCGACCTGCTTCTGGTCCTGAGTGTTGCAAGGTGCTTGTAGTTTCGTCATGAGCTGACTCCTGCCCAGTGGAGGCAATGCCTCTCGTCGAATGTCCAGTTGTTGATGCGGCCGACGACGCTCGGAGACACGCGCTTGCTGTTCATCCAGCTGTAGGCCGCGTTCTCGGCGGCCACGGTGACCTTCACGCCGAATCCGCTCGATCTGATCTCGCCAGCGGAGCCCAGCATGAACTTCCGGACGGGGGAGAGGTGGTCCCAGGCGTCGGCGATCCGGACGCACATGGCGTCGAACTCGTGGTCCGACATGAAGGACTGATCGTGGCGATAGTAGAGCAGGGAGGCGACGACCGCCTGCCGCGCCCACAGGTCCAGCTTGGGGTCTGCCTTCACGGCCGGCGCCAGGTCGGCGAACAGGTCCAGCGTCTCGCTCATCTCGGTCTCCTTCAACGCATCATCGTGTAGATTTCCGTCGAGGGCAGTCCACGCACTGACTGCCCCCAACGCTTCCCCATCATGCCCCGAAGGGGTTTGGCATCATCCGCATCGAGCGCTTCCAGCTCGCGACGGCGTCCTTGGCTGCCTTCGGAGCGGCGGCGCCGAGTTGCGTTACAGCTGCCTCCAGCTCCTTCCAGTCGGCCACGGTGTTGGCCCAGGCGCGCTCCGTGAGGCGGGCGACTGCGGCGTGCAGGTCGGCGTTACCGCGCCGGCTGACGGGCTTCATCTTCCTGGCCATCAGCGGAACGCCTTGCAGTAGTCGCCGCTGGCGAACGTGCCGGACGGACAGGGAGCGCCCTTGATCTTCGGGTAGGCGCGCGGCGTGTCGTGGTGGAGCGCCTCGCACTTGCTACCCAGGCCGACGTAGCCCGAGGGGCAGGAGCCCTGACGCTGGAGCCGCTCCCGGCCGTCCTTTGTCGGGGTCGGATACGGGCTCTCGGCAAAGGCGATGGCAGGGGCAAGAGCTACTACGACGGGTATAAGAAAACGGCTGACTTTCATCATGGTTGACGTCCTCAGAGTGAACAGGGGGAGAACAGATTGCACACCAATTGCACACTTTTGCACATCGGTTCACGTTCTGTGCTTGGTATAGGACGGCATTCGGACCCCCGTGGTATACCACGAGATTTCCAAATCCGTTTGTTATTTCAAGGGGTTAGAATGGTGGGCGCACAAGGGATCGAACCTTGGACCTCTCCCGTGTGAAGGCACGGGTCCAACTCATTTGGCCCTATGAAATAAGAGGTCTCCGCATCTTCTCGTCATAACTGCACACATTTTGCACACCTCACTTTTCAGGCCAATTTGACCATTTTCGCCTTCCTCTCCTTCGTCAGCGGCTTCAGCCGATCCGACTCATGGCGAAGGGGCTCCGTCATCCAGGGCATATCCGCCCAGGCTTTGAGGGTCGGCAGGGTGTTGATCGCCTTGATCAGGGCATCCCGCGGGACCTCCGTGTACTTGTGGCTCATGTCGTCGACGACGTGGCCCAGGATCTGGTCCTTGATGTATTCGTGGACCCCGTTGACCACGAGCTGGGTCGAGACCGTATGGCGTGCCGTGTAGGGCGAGATGTCGAGGATGCCTGTGCGGCTGCGGGCGTTCTTGATGCCCTTCTTCATCTGGCCGCCATTGCCCTCCACGACCGTCCAGGGCTCCCCCTCCCACGTCCTGACCAGCCTGGTGCCGTCCTTCCGCCTGAGCAGGCCCTTCATCAGGGGGACCAGGAACTCGTGCAGCGGGACGCCCCGGGGCTCGCCCGTCTTGGTCGAGGGCAGGGTGATCCACCGGTTCGCCACGTTGACCTGCTCGCGGTCCATCAGGAACAGCTCGATCGGCCGCATGCCGGAGTAGAACAGGATGGTCATGACGATGGCGTTGGCCGGCGACATGGCGGTCACGAAGGTGCAGGCCCGATCGTAGGTCGTGGGGAAGCTGCCGATCCGCCGCTTCCTGACCTCGAACGTCCGGGTGCCCTTCGGCTTCTTCGGGCGCTTCCACTTCCGAAACTCAGCCCAGTCGTTGCCGACAGCGTGGTTCCAGACGGCCACGAACGGGGTGTAGACCTGCCGGTTGCGGGTATCGGGGGCGACGTTGGGGAGCAGCTCGGCCGCCACCTCGTCGAGCCTGGACTGGGTAATGGTGCGCAGCTTCACGCCCATGAACTTGCCAGTCAGGCCGGTGGTAATGCCGGTCTCCTCGTCGAACTTGCCAAGGAAGCGGGTGTCTCCACCTGCCTTGACGTAGGACACGACCGCCTCGTCGAAGGTCACCACGGACTTCTTGCCGTGGACGACCTCCTGCAGCAGCTCGGCCTCTCGTTTTATGCGCTTCGCTTCCGCGGTTTTCCGGTCAGTAGTTTTAGTTGACTCGAAGACCTTGCCACCTTCGGCGTCCGTGCCGCGGAGGTAGAAGTTCGAGCCCGGGGTTCGTTGATAGAGGTAGAGGCGCATCTCATGGATTCCCAAATTGCCATCAGGTCCGCGTCGGAGAAACGGTAGACGCGGCCCTTCTTGCTGTAGAAGTTGGTTCCGGCGATCAGGTCAGTGAGCGACTGTCTGCTGATCCTCAGCTTGGCGCAGACCTCGTCAAAGGTATAGATCTCGCCAAGCTTCTTGTTGTCGTTCGCGTGCTCAGGCATTGCCCTCGTCCTCGGGCTTCGCATAGAAGCCGGTCGGCGGGCGCCCGACAACCCATTCGGTGTGGCGACCGTTGAAGCTGACGGGCCGATGGCGCCAGGTGCCGCGGCGGTCGGAGTCACCGTAGATGTTCATCTCGACTTCCCAGTCGTCGCCCATCGTGGTGACGTTGTGCCATTCCTCCGGCGTCTCCGGCATGACGATATCCTCAGGACGGGGTGACCACGGCTTGCTCATTTCTTGCTCCCGAATACGGACTCCACTGTGTGTTGCTCCGGCTTATCCGCAGACCGGAACACCTTGATGCCGCCCTTCCGCTTGTAACCCTTCATCTCGAAGCTCTGGATCGAGCGCGCACGGTTCAACTTGGTCATCATCACGCGGAAGCCGGCGACCTCCGCCTCGACGGCCTCCCTGAAGATCTTGGGCTTGCCGTCCGTGTCGGTGACCCACATGGCAGGCTCACCCGGGATGGCGAAGGACCCGAGGTAGCAGCCCGGCACTTCCCTGTGCTGGACCGCTGTCGAATAGTAGGACTGCGCCACCCGCGTCATACGGAGACCTCCGCCTTGATCGAGGGGTGCGGATCGTACCCGTGGAGCTGGATGTCGCCGTAGGTGAACTTGAAGATGTCGGTCACCCGGTCATTGAGCAGGATGGCCGGCAATGGCCTCGGCTCTCGTGTCAGCTGCAGCCGCGCCTGATCCAGATGGTTCAGGTAGAGGTGCGTGTCGCCGAACGAATGCACGAAGTCGCCAACCTCGAGTCCGGTGACGTGAGCCACCATGTGTGTGAGCAGAGCGTACGATGCGATGTTGAACGGCACACCCAGGAAGACATCGGCCGAGCGCTGGTAGAGCTGGCACGACAGCTTGCCGTTCGCGACATAGAACTGGAAGAGGCAGTGGCACGGCGGCAGCGCCATCTGGTCTACTTCAGCAGGGTTCCAGGCGGTGACCATCAGGCGGCGCGAGTTGGGATTGCGCTTGATCTGGTCGACGACGTTGGCGATCTGGTCGATGCTGCGTCCGGTGTAGGTGACGTAGCAGGCATCCTGCATATGGTCTGGTGCTCGGTCGTATGCCGGCCATGACCGCCATTGTTCGCCGTAGACTGGGCCGAGATCACCGTTGGCATCCGCCCACTCGTCCCAGATGGTCACGCCGTGGTCGTGCAGGAACCTGATGTTGGTGTCGCCGCGCAGGAACCAGAGCAGCTCGACGGCGATGGCCCTGAACGGCAGGCGCTTGGTCGTGAGCATGGGGAAGCCCTCGCTCAGATCGAAGCGCATCTGGTGACCGAAGATCGAGAGCGTGCCCGTGCCGGTGCGGTCGCCTTTGCGCACGCCCTCAGTGAGGATCTTCCCTAGCAAAAGTTGGTACTGATTCATTGGACTTCCTTGGAGCAGTCGCATCGTGGCCAAACGCACCAGTCGCCGTGACGCGCTTGCGGGCAGGGCTCAGGCTTCGGATCGGCGAGACGCTGCGCTTCTTCCTTGCTGTCGTAGGGGCCGATGGCGTCCCAGCAACCTTCCGGCTCCAGCTGGAGGATCCACCAGCCCGACAGCTCCTCGCCGACTTCCTCCGGTGGGAGGAACTTGATCTCCGTCGTGCTGAGCGCCGCCTCAGTCATTATGGCACTCCTTGTCGGCGTGCAGGCAGAACGAGAACGACGTCGAGAGCGACAGCTGCTTGCCGGTGATCGCCCCGGCGATGGCGGTGCCGACCAGCAGGCCGCACACAACGATCAACACAGTCTTCATCGAAACAAATCCTTGACCTTGTCGGCCTTGCCATCGAGGCAGACCGAAACGTGAGCAGAGGTGAGGCGGGCCTGGCAGGTGTCCTGTCTGTTGCCGACCGCGACCGCGGCGATGGCCAGCCCCAGGGCGGTGCCCATGAAGAGTCCGAAAACGATGTACCTCACGGCTGGACTCCCGGGATTTGGCTCAGCAGCCACATGATCTGGATCTTCTGGGTCTTGATGATCGCCCGCTGAGCACGGTTCTCCATCAGCTGCGTGTTGTTGTGCTCCAGCAGCTCCTTGATGCGGTCGTTCAATCTCTTCTCTTCAGCTTCGGTCATCTTCGTTCTCGGCCTCGGGCTTGTAGTTGAGGTACGCTTTGCGGATGGCTCGGTACTGCTTGTCGGTGAGACGGTTGCGTTTGAGCCACTGGACGTGGACGCTCAGGACAAAGCTTCGGAAATTGCTCTCGGGAGAGACTTCCTTCAGCAGGGTCTCGAACATCGCGTTGATTAGGTCGGTCTTCGGATCGGATGCCGGCTTCGGGTCAGGCTTCCGACGCGGTTCTTGCTGCGGCTGCGGTTCAGGTCGTGGCGGTGGGTCAGGTCTTCTCGCGAACGGCGTGAGCAGGATGTCCTGCCAATTCTTCTTCGCTTCCCCGAGCACCGCGTTGGCCTTGCGCATCGCGATCAAGGCTTCGTTGTCGTTCGATGACGTGGTCATCATCATGAACTTCACGAGCCGCGTGACATCGATATGCTGGGTCATGTGCGGCGGTGACGCGCCCCAGAGGTGATGTCCGGGGCGCGTCCTGGTCCGTTACTTCGGCTGGACCAGCTTCTCGATGTCGGGCTTGGCGTTGGCGAAGCCGTCGACGATCTTCTCGAAGTCGCTGGTGTGAGCGGCGACCCAGTCACGGTTGGCGACGAACACGGCATCGACCTGGATGGTGGCTACCGACTTCGAACCGAACATGCCGGAGGGCTGGATGCCCTTGTAGGTGCCGGACGGGATCTCACCGTAGGTGTAGACCGGGTTGCCGCGGGTATCCTTGGCGTTCTTCGTCATGTCGCGGTCGTCGGTCTCGACCAGCACCAGGCCGCTCGCATACTTCGGAGCTTCGTTCTTGAGCATCGAGGCGTTGAGCGCGGTGATGATCAAGGCGCACTGCACTTCCGAACCGTCGTTGACGGCGCTGAGCGCGAGGGTGCCGGTCAGGTCGGACGTGCGGACTTTGCCGTAGCGAGCCTTGTCGGCGGCAACGAAGGCGGCCCAGGTGGTGTTGGCGCCGGAGCCTTCGGGGCCGATCGCAACCGTGAAGTTGGCATTCAGGTCGACCATGCGGGACGACGTGTAGGCCTTGCGGTTGCAGAGCAAGTTGGCCTGCTCCTGGTAGAGCACGCCCGCACGCTGCAGGGCGGAGATGGCCTTCGCGTTGCGCTGAGCGTAGACGAGCAGGGCATCGTTCTGGACGAACGCGCCGTCGCACTCACCGGCCGTGACCTTGTCGAGATTGTCCAGCGAGCCCTTGGTCTCGACGACATCGACGTTGCCGGCGTGGCGCTTCAGGTGCTGGCCAGCGGCAAAGTAGTTCAGCTTGGCGTTGCCGGTGCAGAGACGGAACTTCTCGGCGGCCTGCGCCGAGGAGGCAGCCGAGAGACCGAGGGTCGCTGCGGCGATCAACAAAAACAGCTTCTTCATGCAGTTCTCCTTTTGCGAGCCCCACCACGGGGCCCGCCTCCAAAATCGAAACGTTTGCTTTTGAACAAACGGCAGGTCACCAAAAAGCGCGGAAGAACCCGTACTTCTTGAACTTCGCGAGCTTCCAGCAGACGGACAGGGCGTACCAGAGGCCGAGCGCGTCGAGGACGTGGTTCAGTAGGAAGATGCCGATCATGCGGACACCGTGTTGGGCAGGCCCGTCTCCGGGTTGTACGGCTGAGCAGCGGTGCGGCTCAGTCGGGTGAGGTCTTCTCCCTTCATCGCCAGTCTCTTCATCTCCTGGACGAGGAAGGTGACGCCGACTCCGATGTTGGCGAAGTCTCCGCCGTAGCTGCGGAAGCCGCTCCAGTTCTCGGGATAGATCTGCGGCGGTTCGTCGAAGGCAGTCTCGTCACCGTTGCGGCGATCGAACACTGCATCGAGTTGGCCGACGCCGGCCTCGAACAGCTCGCCGTTCGAGATGTCCACGCGCTCGTTGGCCGGGCCCCACATTTCGTTCTGTCGCACCAGCTCCTTCGTGATGAAGTCGAGCGCGGCACGTTCTGCTGCGATAGCGTCCAATTCAGTAGCTCCTGTTTGCATTGTCTATTTGCATTCAAGCGAACGAGTCGTCAAGAGGAAACTCAACGATTGTCGCCATCTCCTTGCAGGGTTCCGCGATCGACGCGGCCACGCAGCTCCTGGATGTTGGCGAGGGCGATTTCCCCCAGGCTCATGCCCATGCCGTGGGCGAGCGCAGCGAGGTACCACAGGTTCCCGCCCATCTCCTTGACGATGTCGGTGCGGCGCTTCTCGGACAGCACGCCGCCGTCGTCGCGGAAAATCTTCTTGACCTTGTTCTGGACTTCGCCGGCCTCGCCGAGGCCCAGCGCGGGGTACCAGAGCTTCATGTCGTCGCCATAGGCGATCGTCTTGATGGACTGCTCCTGGTACAGATCGAAGCCACGGATCAGCTCTTCCGCTCTGATCGGCGCCTTCGTGTCGATATTGGTGTTCACGATGCTCACGTCTGCTCCTTGAATCGTAGTTCGTCGGCGAGGTCTTGGAACATCCGGACGACATCTCGCTGGTTGCGACCCGACACGTCGTTCCAGTCGAACGGATGCTTGGCGAGCTGACTCTTGATCAGCTTGACGAAGCGCGCGTACGCGCCTCGATCTTCCTTGCCAGCGGCTCGGCGGATGGCTCCCTCGATGTCGAAGGAGCGCGCCTCCTCGCTGAACACGGGGCAAGGCTTACCAAGCCCATCCCGTGCGCACGTCTTCTGGGTCCACCTTCCGGGCTTCGAGAGAAGTGACAGGCACCGCTCCACAATTTCGAGTTCGGTGAACATTGCGCTTGCTGAACTCCCATTCGAATGCAGCTATCCGGTTGATGTCGCGGCGACCGAGCCGGTTGAGATCGAACGCCAGATTGTGCATCGCGACTCTCGACGGGACCTGGACGAAGTCAGGCGGCGTGTAGACCGCCTGATCCGTTGCCTTGTCGATGATCCAGAGGCGCTTATTCCTCTTGACCGCTGCGAACATCAGCCCGCTTCGGCCAGCAGGTAGTTGTCGTTGATCGCCTTGAACGTCGGGCCGCCTTCGATCATCGACTTGTAGACGACGCCTTCAGCGACCTTGTGCGAGATCGACGGACGGTTCGCCGCCGCGAGGAAGTCCTTCACGGTCGGATAGTCCGAGAGCGACACGACGCCCAGGTTCGGCACCCGGTTGAAGTGCTCCAGGTCGATCAGGCCGTCGTTGGCGAGCTTCACCAGAAACTCGAGTCGATCGGCCGGAGCCATGTAGGCCTGGCGATCGATGTCGAACACGTCGAAGATGAAGAACGTGTGGACGGCCAGGTTCTCGCGGTTGCCCTGGATGTTCGGCCCCATCAGCTCGCCCTGGACAGCGACGTTGTAGCCACCATGGACCAGCGCCGGCAGGATGCGGGTGTTGATCGCGGTCTTCCAGAACGTGTTCTCGGGATCACGCTTCAGTTCGAGGTTGCGCGAGCAGACGCCGTACTGGCCATCGTAGTTGTAGATGGTCATCGACGAGCCATCGAGCTTCAGCGTGGCCTCGAACTGGCCGCGCTCCAGCATCTCGTTGTCGTTCAGCGCCACGACCGTCTTCCGGACGTAGCGGCCATCGGCCATCTTGTAGACGCCATCCGGGATCGCCGCGTCTTCCGGCAGCTCCAGGATTTCGTTCTGGATCGACACGGTCGCCCAGGTCTTGATCTTGCCGAAGCAGTTCTGGATGCGATCCTGGTCGGTCTTGCGCAGGAACGAGGGGAAGGAACCGCGAGCCTTGGTCGGGCCGAAGCTGTTGCCCTCGCGCTCGGGAGCGGATTCCCACTTCTTGACGCCGAGGATCTCGGTGACGTCGAAGCCTTCTTCCGGCTTGATGATATGCATCTCGCCGTTGTTGAAGCCGGTCATGACACCCGTATCCGGGTCTGTCAGGAACAGCGCCGACAGTGGCATCGCCAGACCCTGCGAGATCTGGCCGCGCAGCTTGATGGTCTTCAGGCGGAAGCCTTCGCCCAGGTGGGCGGTCGACTTGTAGCAGCGAGAACGCAGGAACTCGAACGCCGGGATGACGGGCAGGAACGAGTCGATCTCCAAGTAAACGATCAGGTCACCGATCGCGAAGCCGTTGTCCTTGGCGGACACCAGCTCCCAGCCGTCCACCGTCAGGCGGATGATGGCGTCGGCGCCGGGGATAGGGTTGATGTCAGCGATCCGTCTGATGGTCGCGAGTTTTCTTTCGCCGTCGATCATGCGTAGGTCTCCAGTGATTTCGGGGAAGGTGGCCGGGGCCGAAGCCCCAGCCTTGGTTCAGTGCCCGGCGATGCAGCGGGCGATGCCGTAGGCGCAGATGATCCACACCGCAGCGACAGCGCCGAGCTTCAGGTCGAATGCGTCAGGCAGCCGCATCTGCGACCACAGCCCGCTTCCAGCGCACGAACACTCCGACGAACAGCACCAGCACCAGGCCGGCGAACGACGTCGAGTAGTGGCCCATATGCGGTTGAGCCCAGGGATCAGCAGCGATGATGCCGCCAGCAACCCAGCCCAGCAGAGCCGCGCCGGCCCAGGTGAGGATCGGGAAGCGACCGATCACGGCCGAGATGATTGCGCTGCCGGCGATCACGAGCGGGATCGACAGGAGCACGCCGAGAGCCATCAGCATGGTCGAACCGTGCGAGAGCGCAGCGATGGCCATGACGTTGTCGAGGCTCATGCTCGCGTCTGCGACGGCGATGGTCCAGATCGCAGCACCCAGGCTGATGACCTTCTTGGCCGGGCCGGCTTCGTCGTCCTCGCCCATGAGCAGCTTGGCTGCGACCCAGAGCAGGAAGAGTCCGCCGATGATGCTCAGCGCGGGCACGCCCAGGAGGAAGGCGGCGAAGAACGACATGACAACGCGCAGGCCGATCGCAGCAGCAGTGCCGCCGATGATGCCCCACTTCTGCTGGTTTTCCGGCAGCTGCCGGCTGACGAGGGCGATGACGACTGCGTTGTCGCCGGAGAGGAGAAGGTCGATCCACACGATGCCGAGCAGAGCGGCCCAGAAGAGGCTGTCCATTGAAAACTCCGAAATGGGAAAGGGGCGGGCGGCCCGAAGACCGCCCGTGTTGTCGGGCTCAGGCCGCGAGCAGCTTGTTGTCGTCGACGTTGAGCAGCTTGCCGATCTCGGCGAGGACGACGCGCTCCTGATCGCCGATGCCGCCCTGGTCGGCCACGTCAGCAGCGATCATGAAGATGTCCTGGCGGACGGAGATGTCGCGGGCCATCAGTGCCTCGATGGCGCGCTTGTTCTCCAGGCGGCCGGCGCGGCTCTTGGCGCGGGTCAGCGCCGAGGTGAGTGCTTCCTCGATCTGGGAGGCGTTGTAGGACGCGCCGACGAGCGGGTTGGCCTGCATGCCGGAGATGGCAGCATCGATCTCGCTGTCGTCGATCGAGCCGTCAGCCGCGGTCACGTTGGCAGCCGCCGCCGCAACGCCAGCCAGGAACGCCTTGTCCCCGGTGTAGGACGAGATGGTCTTGTTGGCGGTGTCGAGGAATTTCTTGAAGAAGCTCATTTCAGTTCTCTCCTTTGTGCTGGCTGCCGGCCAGCGCGGTTTGCATTCATGCGCATGGTCACGCATGAAGGTTCGTTGGACGGGGCCGAAGCCCCGCCCGTGATCTCGTTAGCTGCAGCCTGTGGTCTCGCCGCAGGTCTCGCACTTCAGGCAGGTGCCGTTTCGCACCATCGTGAAGCTGTGGCAGTTGCCGCACTCGTCCCCGGTGAAGCCGGACATCTTGGCGACAGCCCGCTTGTCGGGGGCTGCGTCCGCGATTTCCTTCGTCTGCACTTCGACCTTGGTCTCGGTACCGACTCCGCCGCTGGTGATCACAACGTTGTTGATCACTGTCGTCGGCTTCTCCACCACGCCTGACCCCATCGCCGTGTGATTGCTCTCCTCGGGGGAGACGTGGGCCAGGTCTTCGCGATCGAGATAGCTGATCGCGATGTCCCGGAAGACGAAGTCGATGATCGACGTCACCTGCCGGATGCGGTCGTGCTCCTGGACGAACCCGGAGGGCTCGAACCGGAAG